TTATTGTCAAACACAGAACAAAAAATTTAATACAGTGATAGACATAGGTGCATGGTGCGGCACTTGGGCTAAAGCACTGGAACCATTTGCTAAGAAAGTGATTGCATTTGAACCAGACAAGGTGCACTTCGCATGTCTGGAACGTAACTGCACGATCAACTGTGACCCTAGACAGGAAGCGGTAGGATCTGAAATAAAACACATATCTCTCACGGAAGATGACTTCACGCAGGCAAAGAGGGTGGAGAAAGAGGGAGACATCCGGATGGTCACACTGGACAGTCTATCATATGGAAATGTGGACTTGGTCAAGATAGATGTCGAGGGCTACGAGATGGAAGTGTTGAAGGGTGCCAACAACACATTGGCCAGCACACAGTACCTCATGATAGAGCTTAACAACAACACCAAGAAATATGGTAGCAGTAACATCGATGTGGAAAAACACATAAAGAGTCTAGGCTTCAAGTTGTTGTTAGAGCATTGGCCAGATAAAGTTTTCTATCGTACGTAAATTAACTTAAATATTTTAAATGAAGATTTTCATAACAGGCGTAGCAGGGTTCCTAGGATCTCATCTAGCAGATCTAATGATAGCAGAAGGACACACTGTTGCTGGCAATGACAACATGATTGGTGGATACACAGACAACGTGCCACAGGATGTTGAATTCCATCAGGTGGACTGTTGCAATCTAGAGAACATGACTAAAGCAATGGAAGGTTGTGACATAGTGTATCATACAGCCGCTACTGCATACGAAGGACTGTCTGTTTTTTCTCCAGTGCTTGTTACACGAAATATTTTTGAAGCTTCAGTTACAACAATTACAGCCGCAATAAGAAACAAAGTAAAACGTATCGTGTATTGTTCAAGCATGGCAAGATATGGGCATCACGACAAGATGCCATACAGAGAAGATTATGAATGTCGTCCACAGGATCCCTATGGTATCGCAAAGAAGGCCGGGGAAGATGTGTTGAGAAATTTATGCGAAACACACGGAGTGGAGTATGTTATTGCTGTGCCGCACAACATAGTTGGACCGAGGCAGAAGTATGATGATCCATTCAGGAACGTTATGTCTATAATGCTGAACAGGATGTTGCAGGGTAAACAACCAATCATTTACGGAGATGGCATGCAACAAAGATGTTTTAGTTATATTGATGATTGCTTGTATTGTTTGAACGCACTTGCATTCCAGGACAACGTTGTTGGCGAAATTATTAATATAGGACCAGATGAAGAACCTATAACGATCAATGAGTTAGCAGAAGCATGTGCCAACGAGACAGGTATCAATCTAGATCCCATACACCATAAAGACAGACCCAAGGAAGTAAAACTGGCAGTGTGTTCGTCGGACAAAGCAAGAAAACTTCTAGGTTACAGCACAGCAACTGACATGAGACAGTCTGTTAGGAAGACTGCTGAATACATACGGACTAGAGGCACAAAGAAATTCCAATATCACTTACCGTTAGAAATCATCAACGACAAGACACCTGAGACCTGGAAGAACAAACTGATATGATCTCATTTTGTTGTCCATCTAGGGGCAGACCTGAGCTGGCAAAAAGACTAGTAGACACAGCAACAGAAACACAGAAAGGTGAGACAGAATTCCTTTTCTACCTCAATGACGACGACGAAAAGTTAGATCAGTACAAGGATCTGCTAGATGAAAAACACTACACAGTAGGTCCAAACCAGTCCACATGTTACAGTTGGAACTTGATGTCTGACAAGGCAAATAATGATATTGTCATGTTAATGGGTGACGATGTACAAGTACTAACGCAAGGGTGGGATCAATTGATTGTGAACGAGTTTGACAAATATGAGGATAAGATTCTCATGGTGGTACCCAGTGACGGAAGGGCCAAAGGTAATAAGAAGCACGGGGATGAAATAAAATTGTGGCCGGATGCCCCGTTGCCAGCGGCACATTTTGCTGTACACAAGAACTGGACCAACACGTTAGGATATCTAGCACCGGCATTCTTTTGGCATTGGCATGTTGACACGTACACACAAAAGGTTGCGAGGAAACTTAACAGATGCTTGTATCTGCCAACTGTGGAGTTTAAAGCAAAGAAAATATTAAATGACAACGCTGGAAAACAAATACGAGCAAATTTCAATATAGCCAATAGGGACGAGTTTGTTTGGACCAAGGTCAGAGGCAGGCACGTGACTGCTGATGTTGATGCTTTAAGTTCTTTTATTGAATCTTTCTAACAAAACTTTTCAAGTGTCTCTCAGTTCATTATGAGCTGAATAGGTTGATGAGTTCTTTCTTCCAGTCATCGCTGTATTCACAGTTTCTATACCCATCGAACCATGGGCCACCTTCTGTGTAGTGCAGTATCTTGGGCGTGCCATCCTTGGGCTCCTTGTACCATTCCACTAACCAGTTGTACTCGTGTGGTAGAGAGCCTATCTCTGCATCCTCCAACCATGAGAATCTGTGCAGGAATTTTGGAGTCTGCTTGTTTAGAAATTCGGGTGTTAGTATCTTGTTCTTGGGGTGGGCACAATTCCACAACACCATGCTTGACCAGTTCTTCCTGGGATATGCTGTCTGCACCTGTCCGTCCATCTTGATCGACCCCTCTTCCGGAGTGTACTCGTGTTGCGCCACAACAACTGCTTTGGAATCATCGAAGTGTTGTTCCAGTTCCTGTGCTGGTATCTTCCATAGGAAATCGCAGTCACAGAACACCGCCCATCCCTTGTAGTCGTTCAAGTATGGCACGAAGAATCTCGTGAATGTGAATTCTGTGGTGGCCAACTTGTCAATGTCTCGGGTGTAGATGCCTTGCTCTCGCATCTCATTCTGTTTAAGGGGTACTACTTTCGCGGCAGGGTCTCTACGCTTGATGCTGTGTTCACACACTTGGTATGCAATATCTTCCCTGCTGTCGTGTCCTACATATATCTTCACACAGATATTTAACTATAAATATTTCCATATGCAGATTTCAGAACGTTGCCGAGTGTTTGAAAAAAAGTTTCCCTTATCACCCAGTGGTGGCCAGGCTAATCAAGACGGATGGACAAGATACAAACAGTACAGCACACCAGATCATATTAGGAAAAATGCAAAGATGTTTTGGAACTTTGGCGTATCCAGGGAGATCAGATACGAAATAAATTGTAGGAAGGACAATCGTACAGCAAAGATTCTAACCTTTGACCCTACTCCGTTATCAATAAAAACCACGGATAGTGCCAATGGGGGCGGTTACGATATCATCCATCATGCGAAAGCCTATGACACTGTGACTGACCAAACAAAAAAGTTTTATGATGTTGCCGGCGATGGGAAATGTTTTCAATTGGATGAGCCGGAAAAATATGAAAATGTAATAGAAGTTCAAACAATAAATCTAAAAGAAATCTCTAATCAGTATGGTTCTGAAGTGGACATTATAAAATTAGATGTGGAAGGACGTTGGTATGAGATGCTGAACGAGATACTAGATGTATCCTTGCCGGCAAAAGTAATTCTGTGTGAATGCGAAATGGATATAGGTGAAGCAGATAACAATTTTAATAGACTAGAAGAGACAGTGAAAAAATATCAAGATCGAGGATATAAAGTTTGGACAAACAGAATTGGCAATAAACAAAATATTGAACTTATTTTTACCAAAAATATATAGGTTATTATTTCCTACCTGTAACTAATTTGTGTATATCTTGCCAATTACTTACACGTATCACGTCAGGGTGATCAAAGTCTCTGTTGTATGGATGGTCGATTAATATGGGCTTTAAACCGTAATAGAGCCCTGCTAGTGCGTTCTTGGGCTTGTCCTCGACCCAATACACCCCAGTATCATGGAACTCCGCTAATGCACTGTCTTTGTCCGCTCCTGTGCCCAGTATGTGGTAATTTGTGAACACGTGTTCACCAAACAGTTCTCCCAATCTCCGCTTACGCAGTTCCTGTGCAGGTATGTCTGAAGTCTGTGATGTTATTGGCACGAAGGTCCATCCCTCGGCGTGTAGCAGTTTGACCCATGTCTGTGATTCCAGCATTGGCCTCTGTGTGCCCATCCATGCACTCCTGTTGAACTCTCTGATCTCTTGTCTGATCACGTTCTTGCTGACCCCAAACCTGTTGGCCATCTCGTAGTCGTCCTGTCCCGTATCCACCAGCTTGTAGGGATAGTTCCTGATACCGTGCTCGTCAAAGTATGATCGTAGTTGCATCCACTTGGTGAAATGGCGTTCCCATTCCAGCAGTACTCCGTCTACGTCGGTTAATATGATTCTAGCTGATGTCGGCATCTTCCATCCCCGCCACTCTCAGTTTGACGATATTCGTTATCTGCCATTGCTTCTGGTCTAACCCTTTGGTGATGCCTAACCATTGGTTCCTTATCAGTGCGAAGTCATTGATGATCTTGGTCATGTCGACCACGTCGTCCTCCCCATCCACGTACTTCTCTGCGTCTCTACTGCTTAATAATTTGTTGTAGTTCTCTAGGAATTTCCTGAAGGTCTTGGATCTCAGTCTTCTCAATTCTATGTTCAGGTATTCCAGTATGGCCTCGAGCTGTTGCAGTTGACTGAATCTCTCTTCAACTATGCCGGGCAGTGACGCACTGGCCCTTTCCAGGTTACCGTATATCTTGCACTGCTTCCTCGCTTCGAGCAACTCGTTGTCGAAGTATGCCACGCAGTCTGGTATCTTGGCTAGGTTCCTGCTGACTTCGTTGTACCAATTTATCATTCATCAGTATCGCCGTAACCCACGTCTTCGGGATCGTCTTCCTCGAACACGGTATTAACAGCTTCCTCTAGTTTTGGATCAAGTTCTGCAGATCCTTTGAGTACTTCATGATCCACCCCAATGTCCTCTAGACTCTTGAGTAAGTCTATTGCCATGTCTAATTTCTGTCGTTCGGGAACGTAATGTATAATGGCATTCCACAAACGTTCAATGTCAGCGTGATCAAAGTCTATCATCTATTCCTTCTCTATGTTTGGTTCTGCTTTTTTAGTTTTTGCTTTTGGCTTCGTTTCAATCACTTCTGCTACCTCCACTGCTGGAACTTCTTCCTTGTCAGCAAAGTCTGTAGATTCTGTGAAGTCTGCCATTAGCATATCTAATTTATCACCTACCCATTGTTTCCTGAAGTCTATGTGTTCCTTGCCTGCTTTGTCTATGTACTTCAGTCTGTTTCCGGTCTGCACAAGCACACCTTTCTTTTCAAACAGGTCAACCAGTCCACTGTATGGGTTCATTCCTGTTTCGTATGGAATCTTGACCTGTACCGATTCAAAAGGTTTTGAGTATCTAGTCTTCATGACTTTACAAGCGGCTCTTATACCCCTAACATCGGTGACTTTGTTACCATCTAGGTCTTCTTTTAATTTAAGTTTCTTCATTGCGATAACGATAGAACTGGCATAGATAAAGCCCTGTCCACCTGATATCTTGTCATCTGGATCAAACATGTCCTGTGATGCGTAAGTGTGATTGGTCGCTATAAGTCCCACGTTCCATGAACCAAACATGTTGACACAGTTTCTCACGAGTGCTGTCAATGCCTTGGGCTTTCTACCCAGATCACCTTTCATGTCACCCGCTTCAAACTGATTAACATCTGTTGGTGTGAGCATCATGCCTAAACTGTCTATGACGAACAGTACTTTAGGTGCACCTTCTTTGTCATCTGCGTGTGCTTCTTTGTAACCCTTCATGAACTCTGAAATAGTTTTCGCCACATCATCGATCATGGATATACTTAATTTTAGAAGTTTATCTTCTGACGTGTCCACTTTCAATGCCTGTAACCATTTTTCATCTAGTGCGTTCTCTGTGTCAATCAGGATGACAAAGATGCCTTGTTCCTGTGCATTCTTGATAATGTTTCCTGATGCTATGTAACTCTTACCAGCTCCGGATTCTCCTGCAAGTACAGTCACCTTGCCTAATGGAATTCCCTTGTTGAAATCACCGGTCATCAAATAGTTCAATGCGTAATTTCCTGTGCTGATCCAATCAGTGGGATCACTGAATCCTATGCCTAATCCTTGAATTGATTTTGTGATGCTTTTTCTGAATTTAGTTGCGTCAAATACTTTTGTCATTTTGTTTTCCTTATAATACCATCCAAAGGATAATTGCCACTATCAACACCCATGCAGGTATTTGCTTGTACAAGATCCAATTAACAGCCATTTGTATTTTCTTTTTCATATTAATATATTAACATACCTAGGCCCTAACGTCAATGTCAGGGCCTTGGTAAAATGTCAGATTATTTTGCTTGTCTTGATCTGATCAGCTTCAGGATGTCCTCTGCTCTCTTGGCACTGTCACCCGCTGGTGCCACCACTGCTGGTGCCGCCTCTGGTTGTGGTGCTGGTGCAGATTCAGTAACAGGTGCCGCTGTAGGAGCCGCTTCTGCCACTGGCGTTGCCGCCGGAGCCGATGCTGTTGGTACTGTCACCTGGGGTTTAGCTTGGTAAGCCATGCCCGCCGGTCTGAAGTACTGTCCATACTGCTCTAGATCATAAGCCTCACCTTCCACAGATTTCTCAAATAACTCCTTGAT